CTATTGGTTCCCTTTGGGATTACCTTGGCTTTCCTACTGGAGTCGTCCCAACAGGAGCGCTTCCGCTGGATTTTCCTCGGCGTGCTTATAACATGGTCTACAACAATTATTATCGTGACCAGACTCTTCAGTCTGAAGTAGCACTGACAAACGAATCGATATTGCGTCGAAGTTGGGAAAAGGACTATTTCACTAGTGCGCTTCCATTCCAGCAACGTGGTATCGCACCAGCGTTGCCGATTAGTGGAGTTACTTCTGCAGAGTGGCAACTTTCACAGATCGTAGGAAGTGCAAACAATAAATATTTGGTCCCAAATGCTGGTAATCAAATTGGTATCGTAAATAGTCCAGCAACAGGAGATAAAGAAGCGTTGTTGGGATTTCTTAATTCAAACAATGTGGACTTTGCGGACGCTGTGACTTTCGATGTTAGCGATATGCGGCTCGCATTCCAGATTCAGCGTTGGATGGAGCGCAACGCTCGTGCTGGTGTTAGGTATACAGAATTTCTTCAGGCACACTATGGAGTGTCACCACGTGATGAACGTCTGGACCGTCCTGAGTATATCGGAGGAACAAAAGCACCTGTTATCATTTCAGAAGTCCTTCAGACTTCAAGCACCGATGCTACTACTCCCCAGGGCAACCTGGCAGGGCATGGTATCAGCGCAAGCGGTAACATGGCCGGAAAATATCATGTCCAGGAGTTTGGTCTGATCATCGGTATCCTGTCTGTTATGCCGAGGTCGGCATATCAGCAAGGTATCAATAGACAGTGGTTGCGCAGAAGTAAGTATGATTTCTACTTTCCAGAATTCGCTCACCTGTCAGAACAGCCGATCGAACAGGCGGAGATATACGCAACAGGCGTTGAATCCGAAAATAAAACAGTTTTCGGTTATCAAGGGCGCTACAATGAAATGCGGAGCAAATCCAATATGGTTTGTGGCAACATGCGTGACACACTTGATTACTGGCACCTGGGCAGGCAATTCTCTACAGCGCCACTTCTCAATGAATCCTTCATTCTCTGTAATCCTGACAAGCGAATATTTGCTGTACCGTCAGAACCTGGATTGATTATGAACGTTGGAAACATAATCACAGCACTTAGACCAATGCCGGCGATGAGTGAGCCTGGCTTGATTGATCATAATTAAGGAGTAAACAAAAATGTTTATGTACACAAAATATGAAAGACCGGCAAAAATGCCGGAAGTAAATTCTGGTGAAATTATCACAGAACAGAATTATATCAACACTAACCAGCAGATTAACTCTATGATTCGTGCTGGTGAACGTCTTGTCATGGCAAGACAGGAAGAGTTCGACATGCTGAACGGTGAGGAAAAGTTTGAAACTTTTCCCACTAGAGAACCTAATTTTGACATGGCGGACGCAAGTCAAATTATGTTAGCTTTGGATGGTAAATACCAGGGCGATAAGAAAACAGAGGAAGTCGCTAAAAGCGATGAACCTGTACCAGAAGAAAAGCCGACCGAATAGGCGGCGTCGGGGCCATATTACTCTACTTGATGATAATATGGCCCATTGACACCAACGGTGGAAAAAGGACAAAAAAATGGGAATAATGGATATTTTGAACCCAGCAGGAGCGATAGCGGATATCGGTCTTGGCGTATTAAATTATAATCAGCAGAAGGCTAATCTGAGATATCAGAAAAGCATCCAGCAACAGGCTTGGGAAAGAGAGGACAACGCAACTCAAAGACGAGTAGCTGACCTCAAAGCAGCAGGGCTTAGTCCTACACTGGCCGCAGGTTCCGCAGCACAAGCATCTGCACCAATCTCAACTCATGCTCCGCAATATAGCGGACCAAGTATGCAGGACAAGGCTCTCAATTATCTGAGTCATGCAAAAATGAAAGCTGACGTTGCAACTACTGTCGCACAACAAAGGATTGCTGAAGCAAAGGCAAGAGAAGCAGAGCATGATGCTGATATCAATACGGCTACACCAGGAGTGACTTCAGCACAAAATGCTGGTCCCCTTGGATATGCAAAAGCATTAGTAGGATTCCTTGGTAGTGATGTAGTGAGAAATGCTCTCAATGAGATGTTTACTTTTAAACCAACAAAACCTGCAAAACCGAGCGGAAATCAAGCGTCAACACCAAAAAATTCGGCAACAATAAGTCAATACAAAAAAAATAATGGATACGCACCTGATGTGGAAGCATGGTCACAAAAAATGAAAAGTTTTTGGGAAACAGGTAACCAATCCGCCGGCGGCGGAGGCGGTGGCGCATGGTAGAAAAAGTGCTTAAACTGATAAAGTGGTTTATTGAAACTTTTAAGGTTGCAATCTCCATAGTATTGGTTATACTGTTGCTACTGGCACTAACTGGATGTACCAACCTGGAGTCATTGGTAACTAAAAACACAACGGACAACAGTGTTAAGGAAAATACATTGTTGAAAATAGGAGACAATGAAAAATGGCATATCGCAAAGGCAGAGGAAAGAGAAGAAGTCATAAGAATTTCGGCAAAAGTCGGCGCATTCGGAATTATTACGGCTCTCGTGGCGGAATAAGGCTGTAGGATGCAATGTACAAGCCCTGTAATAATCAGGAATCCGAAATACGATTTCGGAAAAACTGACCAACCGCAGGGCTTTTTGGTTCCCTGCGGAAAGTGTATGGCCTGCAGGATCTCCACAACAAGAGAATGGACGGTTAGGATGATGAATGAATCTTATGATTGGGAAGCAACAATATACGTTACTCTTACTTATGCACCTGAATATCTTCCAGAGAATGGTAGTATAAAGAAACGAGATGCGCAGCTGTTTCTCAAAAGGCTTCGTAAAATTTATCCTAATCGAAAATTCAAATACTATCTAGCCGGTGAATACGGCGATGAAAGTTCAAGACCCCATTATCATGTGATATTCTTTGGATTGAATGAATTTGATTATGAGAATATCTGCAAGGCATGGGGTCAAGGTATTGTAGACAGTGGCGCTGTTGAACATGATTCCATTCAATACGTTGCCGGATACGTACAAAAGAAGTTCAGTGGAGAGTTAGCAAAAGAAATCTACCAGGGAAGAGAAGCACCATTTCACCTGGTATCAAAAGGACTAGGAAAAAATTATGTCTTAAAAAATGAAGAACAAATTAGGCAAAAAATGTGTGTTACACAAAACGGAAATAACATGGGCTTGCCCAGGTATTACAAAAAGGTTCTGGCGTTGGAAACAGATTTGCTCAAGGAAAAGGCTTTGGAAAGAGAAGCTGAGTTTGAGGAAAGGGCGGAGCGAAGAGGAGCAACATCCGAATACGAAAAAGCTTGTCTGAGACAAGAAAGTCGTGAGCAAAACAAAAAAACGCTAGAAGCAAAAAACAAACTATACGCAAGAAAAGGCGTATAAAAAAACTTCAACTTTTGTGGTTACTACCGCAAAAGTCAAAAAGGAATAAAAAGATGAAATCAGGCATTTACACAATTTACGATGAAGCGGCTAATGAGTTCGGACCTGTGTTTACTGCAAAAAATGATGCAGTTGCAAAAAGACAATTCCAGCAGACTCTGAAAGGTGTTGACTATCCTGCTGAGTACGGTCTGTTCAAGGTCGGAGACTTTGACAGCGAATGTATAGAAATGCCTCTTGTAGGCTGTGAGTCCTACGAAGTATTGGACGGCCTCAAGGTAGAAAAGGAGATCATTGATAATGAGTAATATTTATTCAAGAACACGAAACAATCGTCCAGCACGAAGTGCTTTCAACCTATCCTACGAGAAAAAAATGGACGGAGATATGGGACTGTTGTATCCCATCATGTGTGAAGAAGTGGTGCCCGGAGACGTTGTACGTCTCGGGCATGAGGTAGTGACAAGATTCCAGCCTCTAGTGGCTCCTGTAATGCACGAGATGAATATTTATATTCACGATTTCTTCGTTCCGTACAGGCTACTCAGTGACGACTGGGAAGAATTTATCAGTGGAGGTCCCAACGGTGATTCAAGCGCAACACTTCCTACTTGGAATCCTACAAATACTGCTATTGGTTCCCTTTGGGATTACCTTGGCTTTCCTACTGGAGTCGTCCCAACAGGAGCGCTTCCGCTGGATTTTCCTCGGCGTGCTTATA